TTCATTATTTGTTTGTGGATCAGTAACACTTATAACATATTCAGGACCAAAAGATGTATTTCTTAAAAATATTAATAATGCCTCAATGTCCGCATCTAAAAGATCTTCAGGTCTAATATCCGTTTCATATAATTTATTTCTTAATAACGGTAATACAATTGATTCCTTAATTGTTTTATTTGGGTTCATACTTAAAAGAGTGTTTTCGTCGGCAGCAGTTAAATAACCAATTTTAACACTTTTCTTTTTAGATTTATAATATTTACCACCCGAAGGTAAAGACACAACATCGTGAGGTAAATTAAAATCCATTTGACCATACTGTTTTGAATCGTTTTCCATAATTGTTTTTTTATTATAAAGATACTTTACTTATATTTTTTGTAAATATATTTCTTTTTTTTAGTTAAAATCTTAATAATTAATATATTTTGTTATTTTAATAAAAAAAAATTCCCATACATATTAATATATGGGAATTAAATATCGTATCTATGAATAGATATATTTTAGTTTTATTTAAAAGAAATTAATAAACTAATATACAACGGTCCATACGAAGTGTTCCACTAATGTCCGCCAAAGCATCTTGAGAATATGATAATGTTCCAAAATTAACATCAGTTAAAAATGTGCCTTCTAATATCCATTTTTCTACAACAACTCCTGTTGGATCTAACATTTCAAGATCAACATTTTTTTTGTATCCTGCAGCATAACCCATACGACCTGTAACGGACTCAGCACATAAACGAACCCATTCCATTAAAGCTTGTGCTGCAGATGGTCCAATTGGGTCACGGAATTTAACTGTGATTGGATCCCAATTAAATCTACCAGCAACAAATGTTGATGTATTTAAGAATTGTATTTCGGTTGAACCGATTTTTATTGATGGCCTTGAAGCACTTTCCACAAACCACTCGTTGATACCCAAATCTGAAGGAAACCTTATAATAAACCTGTTCTGCCTTTTGGGTTCGTACGGAACTGGCATTTTCATTAACAAATCAGCCATAATTTTTAATTTTTAATTTTATGTTTATTTTCATTATAAATATACGATAAATAAAATTTTTCTATTTACTTTTATTTTTTTTTAAATAAAATATACTAGTACTAGCATTTATTATTAATATTTTGTTTTTATTCCTCTTGATGTTAAGTAAGTTTGTAGTATATTATCTTCTTTATCTTTAAAATAATCTTTCATACTAGATACATTTTTTACATCATCATCTGAAAAACCAATAAATGGCTTAATATAATTATTTATTTTATTTTTTATTAAAGCCTTTTTCTGTAACTGAATAGAAATTTCTTTAACATATTTAATAAATTCTTCCATAGCTTTAATTTTTCCTGGCTCTGGATTTGTTTCAGAACTCATACCAAAAGAAACTGCGTGAAAACGACACAAATCTAAATATGATTTTATAAGTTTATCTTTAGTTAAGATATCCTCATCCGCCAAATCTTTATATTTTAATAAATTTTTAACCAACTTATTTGAATCAATACCATTTTTGTTTGATTTAATTAGTTTATATATACCTTGTTTAATTGCTGATGGTGTGTGACCTCTTGCAGTAATTATAGAAAAAATGGATCCATTATTAATTGCTTCAACAAAATCATCCCATACTGGTCCTGTTGGTGAGACCATAACATCAATTAAAAATTGATCGTCATAAGTAACACCGAACTCGATATAAGCATCTTTTGCTGGTCCAACAATGGTATGTCCATTATATTTAAATAATTTTTTACCGACCATATCTCTAAATTCTGCAAAATCTTTTGTGGTCATACCTACTTTATTACCTTTATCATTCAAAAGATAAATTTTTGTTGGCATATACATTAAATTATCATCCCAATCAAATGAATAATATTTTACTGCCGGAATTAAATCAATAGGTTTAATTTTCATTGTGTTTATTTTTATATTTATAAACACAAAGGTAATAAAAAAAAGGAGAACTAGCCTCCTTTTTTTTATTTTTTTACATTTTAATAATTAAATATCTTCAAATGATGCTCCAGTTGGTGTTATATAGAATGTAATATCTATAAATTCTAAGGATCTTGTTGGTTTAATATAAATTTTACCTGTCATTTGATTTCTATCTAAGTCTGCTGTGTCAGAAGAAACTGTAACTCGGAAATCATATAAACCTCTATCTCTTCTAATAGCATCTAATATTGGATTTACGGAGTTTAAAAAGTCTTGTCTAACTTGTTCGTCATTTTGATCAAACAATAATCTTACAGATACTGCTGAGATTAATTTACGAGCTTGTAATAACAATCTTCTCACGTTAATTCTATCAAGAGCTGACTCTCTTACTTGTAAAGTTTTATTACCCCAAATTACGGTTCCTACATCAGAGAAGGTTGCAATTGGATTAATTCTTCCTTGGTAAAGAGTGTCTCTATCTTCTTGAGTTAATTTTTTACGTGCTTTAATTGAGTTTACAATACCTCTTGTGTAACCTGCCGCTGCAAACCAAGGGAACGCAATATTATCTGTTAAGGCTAAATTTCTAGTTACCTCAGCAGTTGCCGGTATATATATTTGTGTATTGTTTACACTATCACGAGTTAACACCCAAGGATAATAAGTTGCGGTATAGTTAGAATCAATTCCTGTTGTTTCTAAATTATCTACCGCTTCTTGAGGATAAATAATACCATCATTACCTGTAGTTGTTGGTAAAAACATATTATAATCGGGAGTTGTTGTAATATAAAGTGAGTCCGCTCTTTCATTTTCAATCATGTCTATTGTTGATTCAACTAAGTCACTATTATTAACATAATCAATACCCGGTGAAACAAACACATTAATGTTAACCGCTTCAGGATTAGAGAATGTTTGAATTCCTAATAAATAAGCATAGTAGTCAGTATTTGCAAAATCTTGAGTACCATCACCAACAGCAATTTGTTTGAATGCTCCCCAACCAACTGCATTTGGATATCTGTTATCAGGACACGCTCCATTTAAATAACCAGTTCTTCCTAAAACATATCTATCACTGTTAGTTCTATGTTCACGATATATATCCCAACCATCGTAACCTCCTTGTACTAATAAAGTGAATTTTCTTGAATAAATTCTATAATAAGGACTTGTTGGGTTATTAGGTTCAGATGAGAAATTTGCCGACCCTACATTAAATTTAGATGTTCCTGATGTTGTAAAGGCATCTGAAATAGTTATTCCTGAAGCATCCTTATCCATGTGGAAACCTTTTGATTTATAATTCCAATCAACACTTTCAATATCACAAGTTGAGATTGTATTTCGTTTACCAATATATTCAAAATAATTACCATCCCAACTATTATTATTAGAAATACCTAAATAGGTTCTTCTAACATTATCTCCACCACTTTGAATTGGTGTTCCAAATGGAGGATTAAAGATAACTTCTCCAGGAAAATCGTATTTTGTTTTATAAACAGGAAATGGTGATGTTGCGGTACCATAAGTTCTAAAATTAAACCCATCAAAACCACAAGGAAGTGCATCAACAGGAGCATCTTCATTCATTTCTACCATAACATATTTAGAATTAAGTTGGTATTCACCATCTAATGAACCTGTCTTTTTTGCAATAAAATTATTTTGACTTGGATCCATACTACAGTTAGTAAATTTCTCAATCACAACTGGATTTGAATCCGTATCATAATAATCACGAATAAACACATCAAATGTTTGATTTGAAAACGAAATATTACCAATTGATATTTTTATTTCATAATTAGCTGAATCACCATCTGAAATTGTGTAAAATTTAAATAGGTTATAAACTTTTGTACCCCTAAGTTCAGATACTACCCAAGGAGAACTTGGTGTTTGGTATTTATCTAAATACCAACCAATAGAATCCGAAGCATTACTTTGTGCAGAATTTAAATCTACTAATGTTGGATTTAATCCTCTAATAAATCCTTTTCTCCAACCATAGTTTAATAAAGCCTGAAACCTTTCTTCAACAAATAAAGGAACCACTGTTCTTGGTTTACCAAAATTATCCGTACCAAAAACTTTTGTTATATATTGTGAGTCACTTGTTGCAAAAGACGTTTCAAAGTTAAAATTAACACCATCTTTATTAGTAACATTAACACCAAATGGTAGATATGGGTTTTGTAATACACCAGAATATTGTCCTGTCATATCTAAAACTACGTCTGCCAAATTAGATACTTCATAAATTGGGTTATTACCATTTGAATATGTTGATATACCTCTTGATCTAAATGTTGCCACAACCATATCATCATATTCTGTATATGATGTTCCTGTATAATAATAAATTACGCCCATTACTGATCCTGAAAAACACTCAACAGGAATAGGACTTGTTGTTGTTGTTGTTGTTGTTGGAACAGGAATAACACAAGGGTCGGTTGTTGTTGATGTTGTTGTTGGTGCGGTTGTGGTTGTTGTAATTGGAGTAATATTAGTTACACCAGTAACAATTGACCAAAATGAGAATCCTGTATAACTTCCGCCACCAACATTATCAAATAATGAATAATACCACGATGTGTTTGCTCCATCACATAAATTATTTCCACTAAAAGGTATTGACGGTACACCATAAACGTTTGTTGTTGCGGTGTATGATCCATTAACCGTTAACGCATTATAATCATTATCATCAACACTACCAAAATAACTAATATATTGGTCTTCCGCAATTAATGGGTTTGAATTTGTTATTACATTAAAAATTAATTCTTTTATATTACTATCCAAAGTTGATGTTCCTCCTTGTGGAGTTTCATAACTCACATCCAATAAATCCAATATTTCCTGAGGGAAGTGTGTCATATATTCAATACTAGAAGTTGAATCCGTACATCCCGTAAAATCAACAGAATATGGTAACTCCAAAGGAATAACACATTGTTGTTCACAATTTACGGTCACTGAACTAAAACAATTAACATCAATTGTTGAACAATTAACATTTGCTTCAGTTAAGATTGACCAAGATGGTCCAGCATCATAACCTGAAAGACCTAAAATTCTTGTTACAAATAATTGATTAGATTGTTGTAAATATGATTTCGCAATGTATGCCGCCTCATATTTAGGGATTTGTGTGTTAATAAATTTTTCGGGTGAAGTACCCCCAAAATAGTTTTGAAATTCATCGTAATTTCTTACAAAAATTGGTTCAAAAGCGGGTCCTTTTAATGTTTCTCCCGCAATACCTAAGGTTGTAACACCAACACTTTGTGCTACGAAACTTAAATCTACTTCAGAAGTGTATACTCCCGGCGATACAAATACTTTACTGTTTGCCATTGTCTTTTTTTATTTAGTTATTTTATTTTCTATATAAATATTAGTTTTTTTCGCAAAAACTTTACTTCTTTGAAACTATTTATAATTGGTATGATTTTATTCTACCTTTATTCTACCTATGGATAATGACACTAAGAAGATAAAAAATTTAAAGATTTCCCCCGAGGTCCACAATGTGTTAAAAAAATATTGTGATAAACGAGGAATAAAAATGTATCGATTTTTAGAAAATTTAATTATGGAAAAATGTAAAGAAAAAAAAGATGTATACGGTGAAGACTAATTATAGTAATTCCTGATTAAAAATTAAAAACGATGTATCATTTGGGAATTGTTTATAAATAATTATTTTTAGTGTATCTCCAG